ACCGTTGGCTTCAAATGTGCTGGCACAAAAACACAACTCTGGATTGGGCATGCTGTCAGTGCAGTATGCAAACAGCGCTAGATCCTTGCCCGGCTTGTAAGTCCAGATGCCAATGTAGCGTATGTCGCTGCTGGCCAGCACCAGTCCGGTCTCTTCCTGCAGCTCTCTGACAGCAGCCTCGCCAATCATCTCCCAGCCTTCTTTGCGGCCCTTGGGTATGTCCCAGTGCTTGCTGTGGGTGGGGTGGCAGATAAACAAACGTTCTCCGTCTGTTATCAGCACTCCGCAGGTAATGGTAATCTTCTTGGTCACCGGCTATTTAAGCCCAGTGCAACCAGCACATCATAGCAGCAGCATCGTCTGGCAACAGCACATCCAGCACCACATGGCCATGCCCAACCTGCATGGGTTTGACCTTGAACAGGCCACCTTGGTATCCAGCAAATCCCACATAGTGCAGGCCTCGCCAGTGATAGTTTCCACCATGCTGAGCATGCAGCCAGCGCAGAACTTCTGGTATTTTTGCGCTGTCCATGGGACCCAGTCGCACTGCCTTGCCGCCCTGCCAACTGGCAAAATCACCCACGCTTGCTGACCCGGCCAATGACCATGATGTTGATCCATTCCATGGCCAACCATGTCCAAAAGTTCATGGGTATGTTCAAGGTTGGAAACAGCGTGTTTAGGCTCCAGATTGTCATGAATGGAGCAAACACAGCTGCCAGCACCAATACCATGACAACCAGCAACATGGTGTCTGCTGGTAATTTTAATTGTGTGCTCATACCCATTCCTCCGCTATGCCAATCAGTTCAGCTATCAACAGACCCACTGCTAGCACGTAAAGTCCGTCTGACGGGTCCATGAACACACCAAGGCAGGCTATTATGCGTGCTGCACTCTTGATATAGCTGAGGCGTGTGTGCCAAGTGCGATATTTGATCTCAAAGTCGTCAGTCATTCCCTGCTCCCAGTATCTCTGCTATGCGTGCTTCTAGCACAGCAATGGCTGTGTGAATGTGACCAGTGTCATGTGGTTGCAGGCGTGTCTTTAATATGGCTATCTCTAGCTCCAGTGCTTTCACGTGATCGTGATCCATGCCAGTGCTCATATACTAAAGATAGCTGAGCTGCTGCGTATGTCAACCAATACGCCGGATGGCTATGACCTTGCTGGCTGGGAAGTAGCTGACCTGCACGCGATTGCTCTGGTTGCCGCCTAGCACGGTATAGAACAGCTGTCCATTCACCGTGGCAGTGCCTACCAAGAATCCCACATGAGTAGGGCTGCGCCTGCCGCCATGTAGCACTATTATGTCACCCCTGGCTGGCTCTTTGACAGGTTTACCGTAGCGAATGAAACTGGCACTCTCCAAGCTACCGCTGTAATCATATCCAGCTTGTACCAACACAGCATTGGCAAACGCAGCACACCACGCAGTTCGGCGAGGATTGATGCTGATGTCTAGCTCAGAATCAAAAAGCTGCGCCAGCTGCTTGCCATCACGACGTTCATCCATACCTTGGTATGCAGCTGCTACGTCCAGCACCTTGCTCATTGGGCCATCTGGCAGATCGGCTTCGTCTGTGATGATCCAATGGCCGTGATGGCCTATGGCATGCTTTACATGCTTGGATCCTTTACAGGCCTTATGTGCCTTGCCTTGGCAGGATTTATTCTGATGATGGTGGTGCAACTCGGCGGTTGTACTTGGGTGCTCTGTGGCATGGGCCCCGTGGATGATCGCCGTAGCTGCCCACATCAGCACCGCTAGCGGCGCCAAAATAGGCCGAAAAGCCATCTATTCTCCTCGTTGTGGTGCAGAATTCTGCACGCATGTTTTGAGCACTCCTTACGAGTAGCTATAGTAATTTATCACTAGAGGCTCGATCGAGTGTACTAGCCTATTATAACTCGATGTCCTAGCTTTTGTAGCTTAAATGCGCCTATTCTCATCTCATTACGGCTGTCGCTGCTGGCGTTTAACAATCCTCGAGAAAAATCTTCAATATGATCAGTGCTGTAGCTGCTAACATTGTTTTGCTCTAACACATGCATCAACAAGTTTTTCAATCTGGTGTGGCTTAATTTACACAGTCTAGGCCAGTCCAAACTACCGTCGGCTCGCGCTACGTTAGCCAAATCAATGCTTGCGAGATCACGCATGAGCTCTAGACTCTCGCCAACTATACTTGCGGTCTTGCAGATGTTATCCAACGCCAGTGGGTTCCTGCGCTTGATATCAGGCATGAGATCGTTGCGGATCCAGTTGCGATCATAGCTGCTGTCAGCGTTGCTGGGATCTTCCACATGTGGGATCTCACAGAGTTTGGCATAGGTCACGATCTCACGCTTGCTGACAGCCAGCATGGGGCGACACAGCAGCACCTTGGGATCGTTCCAGCAGGGGGCATATTTCTCCATGCCCTTGAGACCACGCACACCCGCACCACGGAACAGCTTCATCAGCACGGTCTCTGCTTGGTCATCTGCATGATGTGCCAGCACGATAGCCTCGGGTTCTATGCTGGCAAATGCGCTGTAGCGTGCTTCTCTGGCAGCATTCTCCAGGTTTCCGTCAGGGTTAACCTTGACCGTGAAGGTGAAACCAGGGATGCCCATCTTGGTGCATTGCTTGCCCGCAAATTCTGCCCAAGCGTCGCTGTTAGCATTTATCTTATGGTTTACTGTTACCACACTGAGATCACAGTGAAATTTATCGAGATTCTGGCTGATAATGTACAGCAGTACCATGCTGTCTACACCACCGCTCACACCAATCACGGTCCTGCGTTTGCCCAGTCGTTCAGCTAGCTCATCTACATCAAACATGAGCTTACAATAGCACCGTCTGCTAGGGTGTCAACCTGCGTCTCGACATCGAGTTTGGAATTCTTTGAGACGTTCTGCTGCATAGTCATTGCTGAGCAGCATGTCCACGCTAAAGGTCACTGGTTCAGGCATCTCGTCCAAGGTTTTCCATTGGAACTCCACATGTTCCCAGTTGAGCACAGGCTCAAACTCCTTGGGCACACAGATCACATAGTTGCGCATCACAAAGTGAGGTTCTTCTGCGATTGTCTCGCTGAGCAGGATGCTGGGCATGTCTTCGAGATCTGCGCCAATCTCTTCGATGAGCTCACGATACAGTGCCTGCCTATGGCTTTCACCAGCGTCCACGTGGCCGCCTGGCAAATCCCACTGCAGCGGATGCTTGCTGAGATCGCTGCGCAGTATGAACAGGTAGGTGTCATCCAACCTGCTCCATACCAGTGCCTTGCTGGCACCTTCGATTATTTCTTGCATCCTCATGTACTAATTTATGCCGTCTCGCATCACAGCGTTCTGGGAGACAGTGCCCTGCAAGAACTGGTCATCCGGAAGCATGGCTGCTAGCGCACCGAGATCCTTGGGCAAACACTTGCCTCCAAATCCAAATCGGCCGTCTGGTCCAGGTACCATGGTCTGTCCTGTGCCTATCCTTGGATCTAGTCCAACGCCAGCACGCACACCTGCCCAATCTGCACCAACGGATTGGCAGGCTTGATATAGGCTGTTGAATAGCATGATCTTGGCTGCCAGAGCAGAGTTAATCCCAATCTTGATCATGGCTGCTGTCTTAATGTCTGTTAGGGTCCAAGATGCCAGCGGTGCATGATCCATGCTGCGTAACCACATGCGCCATTGATGCACAACAGCATCAGAACCGCCCAGCACTACCTGCGATGGATTGGCTGCATCTTCCGCAGCACGCGCCTCGCGCAGGAATTCTGGCCAGTATACCAGATTGGAATTGATAGACAGCATGCTGTCAAATGCAGCCGGCATGGAAGTGCTGCGCACTGCCACAGGACCTGACCAACCTCGGCTGGCAAGATAGGTTAGGCTGGCGTGTACGGCTGAATGGTCCAAGCCTAGTGAGCTGTCAGGTGTCGGTACACAGATGATTGCACGATCAACGGCACGCAGATCTACTTGATCATAGCCCTGTGCAGGATCGTACCACGCTATATCACAGGTTAGTATACCAGCCGTTGCTTTACCCACAAACCCTCGGCCAAATATCAAAGTTGTCATTGCTTTACCTTTTCTAGCTGCGGGTAGCCGAGATGTCGGCGCAGCTCTTTGTCATGCGGTTCAAATCTCTCACCAAGGAAGAATATCCTATAGCTCTCTGAGCCATATTGGCCAATGCCGTAGAGTTCAGTTGCATCCTCACCGTCCCAGCTGAGGAAGTCCTGGCTCATGCGGCGAAAAGTATTCTCTCTGCGATTGTAGAATCCCAGAGGACGTATCACTGCCTTAACTGTATCAGGATCACTAGCAAGATATGCCTCGGGTGTGGGCCAACGCTCTAGGAACTCTGGCAGCACGGTCTTCACAGGCTTGCGTCCCGTTTGATTGAGCATCACAACAGCTACCATGTGTTGCCATGGTCCGTTGATCTGCTGTTGTACCATCAAGTCATCACGCAGTGGCTGTGCCATTATTATCTCCCGCAATCATCTTCTTGGCTATGGTGATCATGTGTCCAGACAGGCCTCCTTTATGACCGCGTTTTTCCAACCATCTGCCTATTGTGGCAGCTTTGGTGGCTCTGAGATCATTAGGTGTTGGCCATTGTTGTGCGATTGCTAATATCAAATCTTCCAAGGGTATGCCTTGGTGCTGCGATTTGAAAACAAAGCTTAATTCAATGAACCACGGATTCGTCAGCAGCTGACGATATGCAGCTCGTTTTACTATAGCTTCATTTTCTTGTTTTATCTGTTCTTGCCGTGCCAGTAGCTCTAGCTCTTGTGTTTGCTTGATAAGTTCTTGTTCAGCACGCATATGCTCATCACGCAGTTTCCATTGCTCTTGTATCTTCTTGCGTGCTGTATTCAGTTTTGATTCATGTTGGTGTTGTTTATCTACCTTGCGCCATAGAGCCTTCTCGATAGCGCGATCTCGCGGGTCTTCATATAAACCCAGATTCCTGTCCTTGTTCCTTCCGGGACCTTTGTAGAACTTAGTCTCACCGCTCTTGGGATCAATTAGCTTGGGCATTGATCTTGCTCCCGTCTATGCCTAGCAGATAGAATTGCTTGCGGTCTGGTGTGACGAACACGTATGTGTTTGGATCAGCGACTTTCTCATCGTTGATGCGTATGCCACCTTGAGCTATCAGCCTGCGACCTTCGCCCTTGCTCTTGGTCCAGCCAAGATCAACCATGAGGTCAACCAACTCGTGCGCCGTGCACCATTCAATGACTTCTTCAACGGTCATGGTGCACCAAACAGTATGAACATGTCAGCTAGCAATCCAATCAGCGTCACAGCCACGCATATCGCTAATACTCGGGTGGGAACCATCTTCCAATCTCCAGTCAAATTTCATGCTCGTTGCTGTGCAACCATGGTTCTAATGCAGTATTGATATCCTGAGCGTCGAGGCGGCTCTGCGTGCCGTCAAACCAGCGCATGCGATAGAGCATGCCCGCTGACTCAGTCTTGAGCACGCACATGCGCGGATCGTTGCACACGTTCCAATCTGTGCCAACCACCAGATTCTCTCGCAACCATTCCACACGTTCAATTGCTTCCCAATCATTGAGATGTCGCCAATCCAACACTGTGATCTGCTCAGGTTCAGGCATGTTGCCTCCTCAGCATTTCTCTTTTCATCTCAACCCAAGCTTCATAGGCCTGGGTCTGTATGTGGTCAAACTCATCGGAGGTTGGTTCCCAGATCTTTGTGATAGGGTCAAGCAAACCGGGCTGCAGCGTGTCTGGTTTAACGCAGAGGTGCAGTTTGCCCTCGCACACCAACCTATGCTGTTCAACGGCATCAGTCATTGGCTATTCCTTGCTTCCAACACGATGTCCAAGAACCTGCGAGTGTCTCTGCGAGTAAATTCGCCATCCAGCTCCCAGCGAGTGAGCGCCGCTGCTATCACAGGTGGGCAAAACTCGTAGGGTTTCATGCCGCAGCGACGTGCACGCGGTGTGATCTCGTTCTGTAATAGGACGGCAGATTTCTTAGCTACAGCAGCAGCATCCATCATCGCTTGACCTTCTTGGCACGGTCATACCAGTGCTTGCTGGCCGTGCGCAGCGCAAAATTGCTGTCTCGCACATGCTCCAACAGTGCCTTGGCCAGCGCTGCTTGGTTCACTCGCCACTGTAGGTCATCTTGGTTGGCAATCTTGTCCAGTAGCTCTATGGTCATGTCAATGTATGGGCAGGTGTCTTCGGGTATGACCAGTTTGCGTTCTACACTCATGCTTCTAGACTCTCTTTGATCACACCAAGCATAGCACAGGCTAAAGCGTTGTCAACCGAACCGTGGTGGTCCATCAGTGATCCTTGCTACCTCCGGATACAGCGATTGCCGTGCCAGCTTGATGAAATAGTCGCGCTGGTTCACGATCTTCTCCCAGCTGAGCTCGTAACCGTCATGCGCGATTATGCCGAGGTTATAGCGATGCCGTTCCAGTTCGGCCTCGGCAGCTGCCAGCTTGGTCAGAGCATCTTCCAGCTTGGCCTGTGTTTCTGCTGCTGTTACTAGCCAATCGGTCATTGTTTAAGTTCACCTTTTCGTCTCGTGAGGTATTCTTTAACAGTAGTAAGCCTTTGTAATTCATCAGTCTGAGCTTCGTTAAGTTCATCTATATTTTGCAACATAGCTATATCTATGTCTAGCCTGTTGCGTATCTCGTAGTCAAATGCGGTAGTAAGGTAGAAGCCTATGCTAGGATTAAGAACCCTGTCTTCCATATGTCTGCCCCGCTGATCATCGGTCTACTTTTGGCAGCTTCTTCAGTGCCTGGACCTCACGCTTATATATTTCTCTTTGCTTCACAGGGTCAGCCAAAGTTGCTCGATGATCAGCGATTGTTGTGGATAGTTCAGCAATCTTGGCCTGTACTTCGGCTAGAGTGTCCTGTGCCCAGCGATAGCTTGGCAGTCCAGCTATGCGATCGATCTGATCATCATCTAATGTGATCTTGGTCGTGTCCATGATCTGGCGTATCTTGGCTACGATTTCCGATTTGTCCTTGGCCTGTGGCAGGAACGATGGCAGCTTGGCTCCTATGCAGGCCCTAATGGCCATGTTCCAGTTCAGCTGGTAGGTTAAATCGTCAACCATCTTCTCATAGCGCGTCTTGTACCAACCCAGGCGCCATTCCACATATTCCTGGACCACTTGTTCAGCTGATTCAAACTGGCGCACGCTGTTACCATTCCAGTCCAGTACCACGATGCGCTCTGTGGCCTTGCTGCGCAGCTTGAAATAGTCGATAGCAGTGTCTTCCGTCCAGTTGTTGATGGTACCGCGCTTGAAACGGATCTCGATCCTGATTTCTTTTGTGCTGCGATCGATGTAGGTTTGTATCTTGTCCTCTTCTTCCATGATGTTGAGTCGTGCCTTGAACTTCTCAAGGCTGAGATCCGGAGGCAGTTCTTCGATCCATACCGTGCTGCCATCTATGCGACAGCGTCCAGTGAACTCCCAGCTATTACCAGCAATGTTGCGCACACCACAGTTGAGATAGTCATAGCGAGGTACCAGCGTCTTGATCTTCTTGCCGTCCAGCGCAGCGATGGTTGCATCTATGATGTCATCCAGCGTGCGAGGCAGGATGTCTGTGCTCCAACCCACTGCGATGCCTGAGATACCGTTCAGCAGAACCATGGGAACCAATGGCAGATAGTTCTTGGGTTCCATCACTGAACCATCATAATTCTCTTTGAGAGGTACGATGTCATAATCCGTGAACACCAGCGCATCCGTCTGGGCATTGCGCTTGAGATAGGTGTAACGTGCCGCTCCCCAGTCGGTTGGACCAACCTTGGTGCCGAAGGCGCCAATTCCCTGCAGCAGAGGCACGTTGTTGCAATATGGTGCGGCCATCAGGCTCAGCGTCTCTGCAGCACTAGCGTCACCGTGCAAGTAAACGTTTTGGCTGATCATTTCCCCCGCCAGCGAGATGGTCTTGATCTTGTCGCCCTTGGGTTTGATCACAAATAGAGCCTTGCGCTGTGCGTCCTTGAGCCCATCACACACGCTGGGTATGCCACGTGTTTGGCACACGTAGATAGAGTAATCTCGGCTGGTTGTTTTGATATAATCAGTGGTGTTCTGTGTGGTCATGTTAGTACTGTAACACCGTTCTGCGATCTTGTAAATAACCTTAATAAGGCAACCAAAACATGACTGATCTCATAGTAACCAGCTATTTCACAGCCAAAAGCGATCGTGGTAAAGCCCTGGCTCCTCGCAATGACATCAGCTATATTAGTCCGTGGTACCATAGCGTTAAATCTCTGAGATTGAACGGGCTAATCCTTCACGACGGACTCAGTGATGATTTCATCGCAACTTACAGCACTGATCTGATCAGCTTTGAGTATCATGACGCACGCAAATGGAGCCCTAATGATGAGCGCTATATTGGACTGCTCAAGGAGCTAGAAAAAACTGAGCATGCCAGGATACTGATGACTGACGGTAATGACGTAACAGTTAACAAGAATCCATTTGAGTTCATGACAGAGAACCAGCTGTACTGTGGCACCGACATGCCCCGAGTGCATCGCCTGCGCGACAATGGTAGCTGCCTGCAGAAATGGCAGACTCTGAAACCTCTTCTGGGTGTTAGCGATGAGGAAAGCGAACAGTTCCTAGAGTTCGATCACGTGGCTGTGGGAATCTGTGGCGGACCAAAGACTTTGATGCTAGAACTTTTTACACTAGTTTCTATGGAAATGCACAGGATCAACGATGATCGTAACCACAACTTCATGTTGATCAACTGGCTGCTGTGGAAGTACCAGTTCCCGTTCTGGAAGGGTGCACCATTTACCAGCCCGCTGTTTACGTTTGACAAATCTGGAAACTATTATCTCACTCACAAATGAGAGATCGCAGAGGCTGACAGAGTCAGCAGCACACGTTCTTGTTCTGTGTGTGGCTGGAACGTGTATTCCGCAGTGAACCACGTGGGTCCCCATTCGATGTGCCGTATCCTGATGCGTTCAGCATAATGTTGACCAAAGTTTTCAAACAACCAGTCGCGAAACTGGTCATTATTCCTCACGAACATGGCCTTGAGCACGGTCTCTGATTGATGTTCATAATCACGATTGAACGTCATGGTGCCAATGGGTAGCGGGTCAAACATCCAGCGCGATCCAATCCTTGCGAGCGTCTGCACCCTTGGGATCAAAGATCAGCTTGAGAGCATCGCTGAGACCACCGTCGTCGTTGATAGCTATCAGTTTGGGCTTGACAAGGCTGTGGCGCCAATCTGCTTCTTCCAACGAACCCAGACCCTTGGCTCGCGTGGGCTTGGGAGCCCCTTTCCAGTCCCGGGCATCATAGGTGTGATAGTCATCAGCATACCAGTAGTGGCGAGCCTTGCCCTTTTCTTGGATGATGAACGGTGTTTGCAGCGCATAGAAGAACGTGGGCAGCAGGGGATCAAACAGCTCTGGCCAATGCAGATAGAAGAAGTTTACCAGCAGCGCAGTGATGTTGGCACCATCTGGATCTTGGTCAGCTGCCAACCATACTTGTCCATAGCGTAGGTCATTGCGTTCGGCACGCTGTCCAAGCGCACAGCCGATGCTGGTCATGAGATCCATGAGGATCTGGTTGTCCAACAGTGTCTTGGGTGCTTCACCTCTGACATTGAGGATCTTACCTCGCAGTGGCAACGCACCATGCACTTCTGGATCACGCACCGCACTGACCATGGTCTTGGCACTGTCACCTTCTGTTATCAGCAGCACGCACTTTGTTCTATCCTTGCCGTTGGCATCCAACAGCTTGGGTACCTTGGTGCGCATCATCTTGCGAGCCTGCTTGGCCAGCTCAGCATCGTCTTTCTTCTGTGTGCGTGCAGCACAGCGAGCATAGATCTCGTCAATCCATGCCTTGTTGGTCTTGATGATGTTTTTCAGCGTGGCTTCATCTTCCAGCACGGCTTTGATGTAACCATCAACATCGTCGTTGATCAGCCGTGTCTTGGATTGGCTGTCAAAGTTTGGTGCATGCATCACGGTGACATTGTAGATCAGCAGCCCATCTGCGATGTCCGACCGATTGGGTGTCAGTCCTCGACGCTTGCTCTCACGTTCCAGCGCACGTATCAATCCGCCGTAGAACAGACGCTTGAACGTATCAATATGCTGCCCGCCGTTGAAAGCAGGTATGTCGTTGACCGTGGTGTGTAGGTACTCGCCATCCTCAGCAAAGTTAGGAACCAGATAGAAGCTGCTCTTGAAGTTCTTGTCCTTGACGTCAATGGTTATTACAGTCTTGCCGTCAAAGAAGGTGCGAGCTACCGTTGGCTTGACTATGACGCGCGAGCCATTGAAACTAAAGCGAATCTTTGGGTGATTTGCCGCAATTTCCATCATTCGTGCTCGGACGAACGCCAGAGGTAAGTTGGCTTTCTTGAACACGTCTTTGCTGAGCTTGAACTCGATGGTAGTGCCAGTCTTGCTTGAATTCTTGGTGATCTTGGGTTCTCTGATGTCCAGCTCGTCAAACGCAGCATTGCCTTCGCGGAACGTCTGTTGGAAGCGCTGACCATCTCTGATGATGTCAATGGTGAAATGCTCGCTGCAGCTGACCACAGTGCTGGCACCGATACCGTTGGTACCTCGCACTTCTTCGCGTGCACCAAAGTTACGTCCTGCACGAGCCTGTGTGAGAGCCAACGTGGCCTTGTGCATGTTTTCGTTGGCATCCCAGTCTATGGGAATGCCGCGGCCATCGTCGCTGACAGTGAACAGCATTTCTTTCTGATCAAAGGTGACTTCCACGCTGCTGCCGTGACCATGCCCAACCACCTCATCCAGCGCGTTGTCAAGGATCTCACGGAATGCGCAATACACCGCAGGAGTCCAAGTCATCTCCACAGGCTTCAGTGCTTTACCATCCCAGTTCACGATGGTCTGGCTGTGCGGACTGCGGCTGCCCAGATACATCTCTGTGCGCAATCTATGATGCTGATAGTCAGTCAGCTTTTGGATTTCGTTGTTCTGCGTCTTTTTCATCAGCTAGTTATAGCACTAACCTGTTGATTATGCAAGAGCCTATTTTATTACGGCCACTTTTATGTCAGATCGAGGATAGTTCTGCCAATGATCTACTGGTGGTACGATGCCCACACGCTGGCACAGATGCTGATTATCAACTATGTCAAAATCAACATCTGCGGTGGCTGCTGCATTCAAAATGTGGTTATTCTGATAATCTATGTGCCATGCCATGTGATCAAGATCTTTGTAATAGTTATATTTTGGATAGGTTATGTTGAAATGTCCGCAGCGTACCCACCAACCAAGACAGGCATCATTTGGCCTGTGTACCAATATCACAGGACAGTCTGGCCAAGTGTCACGCAGGAAATCTATCTGCGCTGCAAAAACATGGCTCTTGATTATCTTTATACCACCCTGCGCTGATCCTAGCCAGGGTTTATCGAACTCCTGTTCACAGTGCTCCTTGCTGTACTGGTCAAGCTGATCAAACCAACCACCAAATTCCATACCGGGATCAAAGTATGCGCCTATATGCATGAGATCTAATTGGCCCGATGCTCTGTGATAATAGGTGCGGGTCTCGCTGTAATCTCCGCGATCAATGTCATTGCTGTAGTAAATGTTCTTGACCACGCTGCTCCATTTGCTACCAGGTGCGCCGGCTACGAATATGTACTTTCCCATGGTGATCCCATCAGTGATGAAAGCACGCCGGGAGGTATTCCCAGCGTGCTAGATACTATTATTGTGCTTCTTTGCTGCTCAATCTGCTTATGATCAAGCTGAGTGCACCAGAACCAAACACTGCCAAGCAAGTACCCAGCACTGCGATGTTTGCACCGCCGCCAAAGTTCTGACCATATACGTAAGTAGAGAAACCAACCACGTAGGCAATCAACACGCCCCAGAACATTCCAGCTTCGTTTACCCAACGGTCATTCCAAAGGCTGAACATCAGCGGGAACCACACTGTGGCTCTGAGGATGCCAAAGAACAGGAATATAGTAACCAGGGTCATGCCAGGCCAGTTGGCTAGCGTGAGGCCAGCTGCTATCAGCAACAACATACCTATCCTGCCTATGCTGATGCTGGAGTGCTCATCACCTTCTGGCTTGATCATGTTCTTGACATCGTGACCAAATATGTTGCTGACGCTGCTGAGCTGAGAATCCAGCACAGACACCAATCCTGCAAACAGCATGAACAGATACATGAGAGCTGCCCAGCTCGGTAACAGGCTACCCACGGTCAGCACGTTCACATAACCCAATAGGTCCTTGGGCACGTTGTAGTGCATGCCTGCAGCAACAAACCCCAGTATGCCAGTCATCAGCGGAGTGAGGATGAATATGAACGCACCGCCAACGAATGCCTTGATTATGCTGTCCTTGCGTACAGCAAAAGCACGTTGATAGAATGCGTTATCTCCCCAAGGAGCACCCATATGTCCGATAGCAGTGGCAAAGCCAAAGCCCATGAACACTCCCAGTGCAAAATCAGTGCCAAAGATATCGCGGCCGTTACCGGTGATACCACCCAGTCCCAGATCAACTATGCTCCAACCGCCCGCTGTGCTCACTGCCCATGGCATCAACACAGCCAGTCCCAGCACCAACACGCTTAGCTTGAACATCTCTGTGATCACAGATGCCTTTAATCCGCCGCGTATGGTATATGTCAATGCAATAGCTGCCAGTATCAGGCTCACGGTGTGATAGTCCATACCCGTCAGCACCTGCACAGATTTAGAACCAGCCAGCACGTTGATAGCAAAGCTGCAGACAGCAAGGCTCAGCAGCTCTATCATGAAGATAGCCTGCACACGCTTGCCGAATCTCTCCTTGAGGTATCCACTGATAGTAAAGCCATCTGGCTTACGGTCTCGCAGTCTCTTGGCAAACCAGCTGAACAATATGAGGCTGAGGAAGTTGCCTATGCAGAACCAAAACAATCCTACCAGACCATTTTGGTATGCTTGTTGTGCAGATATGAACATACCAGGGGCCCACATCCAAGCAGCACCGGTGCTCATCGCCCCTTGTAGCGTGCTTACTTCCCTGCGTGCCACAAGAAAGCCTTCCTTGCTAGCAGAATAACCACTGGCAAACATCCAAGTCAGACCAAAGACCACAGCAGCATAGACCGCTAGGACCATGATGCCAGTGTCTGGTGTGAACAATGGGAATAGTTTAGTAAAGTCCATCGTCATTTCCTTTCGTTGTACGATTGCAATATAGCCAGCTCAACAGGGGTGCTTGCTGTGCCGTTCTTGATATTTGATAGCCTTGTTAGGTATGGCACCTGCCGGCTCTGCATGTCTGATGTCACTGATCTAAACAGCTGATGATCGCAGGTTGGCCATCCCAGTGTTGCCTGCATGGCGTGCCCAAGCTGATCTGGTGACCAGTTGAGGATCTTTTTCACAGAGAGCGATAGTATGCGAGGATCATTCTTCAGAGACTGCGAAAGCTTTGGCTGATCAATGTCCTTGCGCAGAGCATCTATGAGCTGAGAATCTGTGAAAATGTTCAACATACCATACCATCGATCACGACCCATGGTGGATTCGTTGCGAAGGTAGCAGAGGTAATGGTCGTCAGCATCCTCGCACTCCACAAGTATCAGCTTGTCAAATGCCATCATCCAGGACTGTATCTGAGGCACTGCGAGGTTGATATCACCGCCAGGCCATCCAGCAAACACATTAGTATGCCAGATTTTGATGTCCCATCGCACAGAGTGAAATCCCTGCATGAAATCACTCATTGTTTTGATTGTACAGAAACTGGCATAAGCATGGCTACTACCATCTGGCAACAGAGGATCATCCATCACAGCTGGCAAATATTGCTTGCGCACTTTGGAGAATCTTTCCACTGTCCATGCAAGGAAACTACCAAATGCACCAGGTTGGTATGCGATGCATATCACTTGGTTCATAGATCAAACTCTGTCAATGACTTGCCAATATTTGCTGATGCTTTGTCTAGCAGCCATTGTGTTTTTTCTGTGACACGGCCGGTAATTTGCAACAGAGGGCGATTATGCCATCCTGCGTTAACAGTGGCATGTGGCATGTCTTGCCATTCCCAGGTAATGCAATCGCCGGCCTTCCATCCCCAATACATGGTATTGCCAAACATCCAGGCTTGCCCCATCTCCCAATCAGCTAACATGATAGCAAAACGTCGCATTACCTGAGGTTCTTTGTCAAAGTCTGTGACCTTGAAACTGTTTTCACGCTCAGGTCTTGCTGCAAAATTATCTATGTGCAGATGCAGCATCTGTCCAGTAATCTGGTTATGGAACTTGATCATGTTATCGGTCATACCAAGCACGTCAGCTATACGTTGAAATAACTCAACGTCTTCGGCCGCAGTCCGGTTGAAAACTTCTTGTTTTGGATCAGCGCCTGCTGCTAGGAGGTCGCGCTCTTCTGCATTAGCACTGTACAATCCTTGCTCAGCTATATCTTTGTTGAAATCATTTCTACTGCTCCAAGAGCTTGGTTTAGTACGTGGCAGGCATGCGCCAATGGCTGCTGTGAAATCAGCCTTGAACCTACATATTGGAGTGTAACTGTCATGTCCTAGTTCGCTGGACCGAGCCGTGTCAAAGTGCCAATTACTTCTACTCTTGGTAAATTCCCAACGACTACCGTTCCAGTTTTCATAATCCGTCATTTTTTCATTTCCTTTGGAAAAAAATTGACTATACATCATGCATATATATGCTGTAAGTAGAAACTCTAGTCAAATTTGAAAGAATAAAGTATGAACACAAAAATTTTGCGATACGTCCTTGAAAATTTGCAAGAAACTTTTAATCTGGATAGATGGTCACAGATTCGAGAAGAACTGAACGCAGAAACGGTGATAGACAAATTACCATGGACACCCAAGCGCTACGATAGGTTCAAAAGCCAGATAGTAACAACGTTTGATGTTGATCCAGAATTAAGTGGTACAGTGTCGGATCTGACCAATGATATCGACCTCAAGTACAATGCTAGATTCTGGGGCGGCGGCGTTTGGCAGCCTAAGACAGATCAGTATCAATACACCGGATGGAGTATAGTAGATGAGATCAACAAGCGTAACCCAAAATCTGTTTTAGATGTAGGGTGTGGTTACAATCAATTCAAACCTCGCATAGCCAATCTAGTAGGCATTGACAAATACAATAACTCTGCCGACTACATGGTAGATATACTGGAGTATGCCGTTGAACCAAACACATATGATGCAGTCATTGTTTTTGGTAGCATTAACTTTGGTAGCTATGACGATATAGCTCTGAGATTCAACAAGGTATTTGAGCTCACCGCACCAGGTGGCAGAATTTATGTTAGAGCCAATCCGGGAGAAGTGCACAAGAATGGCCCGTGGGTAGAGATATACCCCTGGGATTTCGAAACAGCACATCGCATTGCTAAAGAAAACGCAGGAACACTAGTAACTTTCAAGAAGGACAACGGTAACAGGTTGTATTTTGTCTATGAAAAATAAGAACAAGCCAAAAATGATAATCTTGCTGGGTCCACAGGGATCAGGCAATCATCTGTTTGGTAAGATATTCAGCTTGCACGACGATGTGCACGGATGGAAAGCTGCACTCGATCCAGATACAGGATTCTTCATACCTCACTATGAAGAACCTTTTAATTGGCATTGGAATAACATCAGCAAGATAGATCAATCCATACTAGGTGGCAAGCAGCATGCAGTGACCAGCATATCCAATCCTTATATACAAAACTGGCTTCCTCGAGTCCCTCCAGTCTATGATTTTATGACACAACTAGAAAGCATTGGCATAGAGCCACAACTGGTTGTGATTGGTCGCGATCAGAACATACTAACTCATCAGCAAACCAGATTGCGCGGTGGTCCAACTTGGGGTAATATGCCACAGCTGCTGCGTTTCGTTAAAGAACCGCCGTTCTTTGTATCGCAAGAATTGCTGTACCTCTATCGCACTCAATACATCAAAAGCCTTTCTGCTTGGTTAGACTTTCCATTGGCTTGGGATGACGCTCGAATTGACGATATTCTCAAGGAAGATGCTAATGAGAAATACATACACCCAGCAGATCCATATTGGCTGGACGATCATGTACGAAATATCTTAACCCCTCCGTGGCTTAAACCATCGATTGATCAAAAATAACCAACCATAGACCTGTTAAATTGTCTTGAACAATATCTGTCGATAAATCTGTCAGCCTCATGCAGGTTAGGCAGTAATCCACAATGGGTTATCAATTTGATATATTCGTTTGACCAAGATTTGGTAGAAAAGATTTTAGATGCATGAATTTGGTAGCAATCATTGCCCATGAGATTAATCTCTCTGCACAGCAAATCTAACATATTGCGCAGAAAATCTTTGGCAGTTTGTGATGTTGGCAATATACCTTGCATCTTTAGTATTGCATCTAAAGTAGTGTTTGCTGATATATCAGACGGTATGGTCCAATTATCATAGGACGGATCCTGTAGTAGATTCTTGATGTAGAAATCTTTCATGCTGTGATAGCTAGGTTTGTATAATCTAATCTTGATTGCGTTTGGAAATATCAACTTAACCAGTTCTGTAGGTAGATGATCTGCTAGTATGACCTGTTTTTCATCGACTATATCTGCCATGTATTGATCATTAAGCGAAACAGCTGTGCTCAATCTTGATCTGACATGCAAAGCAATAGCCGGCCAAGACTTTGGATCAAAAATCCTCGATGATTCAATTTCTTGTGCCAGTTTATCAAATCTTATGACATCTTGTTGCGTTGAATCTAACTTAACACTATTCCTGCGCAACATATGATGCGCAGCACCATCGCGACGTACGGTATGACGAAAAAGTTTAACATCAGTGTCAGGGCTCAATCCCAGCAAATATCGCAGTGCAAAACCTCCTGCCCCCTTGTGGTATGATACAAATATGATCTTGTTGCTATCACACCAATTATTTTGCATGGTCTATTTTGATAAGATTTATCAGAGATCCTATGCTTTCAGGCCACGCATCCTGTTTCCAACTGTCTAAGCCAAATATCTGCTTTAACATGTGCTCGGTTATGACTTCGTCAACTAGATCAAAATTCAGCTGATCAAATCTAGTATCTATATCAATGGTTAAAGATTTGGCAGCGAGATATTCTTCACCTATGTACTTGGTAAATTCATCTATAAACTGTGATATCTTTGCTTGTCTATCCATGCACAATGATAGTTAATATAAGTTTGTTGCGCAATTATTTCTGTGACAAAAGTGGAGGGATTCTGTTTCCAAGCTCCCTCCGGGCTCATTGAGTTTACGCTGCTAGAGCGATCTCAGATGCTACGAAGTTATCGTTTGCATTTAGTGTTGTTGGACAATCCGGTTACCCGGAGGCGTGCCTAACCTACTGACTCCTGCTACCCTTTACACGTCTGTCGAATCCTATTTCGTCCCCACAGAAATACATCACTTAACTAATGTATTTGTGGTGGAGACGCTGGGTACCGCCCCCAGGTCCAGCCCGCTTATTATGATGCTATCAACATCAGCGTAATATTTATAGCATGGTTTGCACATCCTGTCAAATGGCATCTTAAATAGCCCCATGCACGAGTTTTGGCACAGCGACAAGATAATCTATATCAGCTATCGGCCTGGCCAACGAGGACACGCACTGCATCATATACTAACTTGTAGTCCAGAGGTTTACGATCACAATCGTCACAGCCGAGCCATAATCTATAATGACACTGCTCACGGCCACGACCGGCATCTTTATAAGTCAGACGGCAGCTTGGCTAAATGCGGCGGACTCTTTGATCGTGCTATGCTAGACCATCAACAGATAGATATCTATCGCCGCGCAATGGAAGCCGAGATTGATCTCAGATCTCTTATGTCAGATGCCGACGGTAGATACATCTGCGTTGCCACTCACACTTGTTTAACTACCGGTATCGAAATCTGGCCAAATGCTGTATACATTAACGTGTCATATGCGCACAGTTGGATCAGGGATTTGGTATCAAAAGTTTTGCTCAGCGATATGCGTACCGTAAATCCATTTATGCTAGACAGATATGTCGCAGCAGCTACTGATAGTGGATTGCCAGTGGATTTTGATAGCCATCATCCCAACGAGATTGATCTACTAGCTATGGAACAATTTCAACGCTTACCTAGTACGCAGGACAAGAAACAGATAATACGTCAATCCATAGCTCCGGCTCTGCGAATCATGGCTGAAGATTCAAAATTATCAAATTTTGTTATCGATCCATCTCGATTGTTTTCCAACTGTACATTCACAGAAGAATATCTAAGATTGACCAGATTTTTAGGTATTTCTCCTATGCTTAATCCAGTAGGTCAATTCATTGCAGAGTATTTGTCTGCGCAATACCATCGGAACCTATATGTACATAATCAGAACTAGACCACTCAAAACTACACCTAACGTCGCAGAATCCCAGATTGCGCTCAGCATTATGGTACAGAGGCGCCAAATACGTCCATCTATCGTTGCCACCCTGGAACTGATGCAGTATGGCTTCAGTGGGCTTGCCGCAGTGGCTGCAGGGTTGCCCCTGCGACCATGTCATAGTCTTGCTGGGTTCTGAACTAAGCGGGTATCTCACCTTACCAATCCCTGCTTAGCTCCTGGTACAGCCAAACCTGTGGTGCTGGAAATGTAGTTTGATCTTGCATTATCATCACTGGGCACGATTGCAATGATGTGCCGCATGTCAATGGTAATGCGAGCATCTCTGCTGCCACTGAACATGAAACTAGGCAACATCTGTAACACTGGTTGATTGTTGTTGTCTACACCAATCTGCAGCACCAGTGGTTTGATTATGGTAAGGGTATCCCCTTTGATGTCTGCTATCTTGGCGATTACTTCTTCGCCAGTGACCATCTTCATGGTGCAGACATCATCTATCTTGTAAGATTTTTCTAACAACATTGCTATTCTCCTATCTGTAAGCTTAATAGGAGATCAGTTAGAGAACCAAATTAACGTGTGCCGGGATCATACTTACCGTATGGCACTGGACCTAGTATTGGCTTGTCAAATTCCGCTGTGACTGGCCAGGCTCTGCCAACCGTCCTTATGTCGTGCAAGCTGGTATATGTACCAACGCAAACGTCGTTACCCTGATTTCCACCTATTAGTGCAACGTGCCCAGTACTGAGATCCACTCCTCGCAAGAATGCCACGTGACCTTGTAATTTACCATTGAATACTGATTCCTTGTAAACAACGTCATTCCTGCGCCATTGCGACGGGTCCATCAGAGGCACGCGCTGTGCACCACGCGAGAACCATACGTCCGAATAGGATTTGGCTGTGAGGCTGCTCAGAGACAGTGCCCCTGCTGCCTGCAGTGCTGTTCCAGCAAATGCTGCGCACCATGCAACGTCATCGCATTGACCTATCCTTGCTAGTTTGTCAGGTGGATAACCGCACTGGTTGAAACAGTGCATGATGTTCGGGTTACCTGGACAACCACCCTGTTCTTTCCATCCACCACCTTTGGCCTGTTGTAGGCACTGATTTAGATAATTTTCCAGCTTGCCCAGTATGCTATCGCCGTTGGCCAGCGGCACGTTTGGCATGTTTGCTGGATTACCAGACAGATCGTTGGGATCTGTGGTGTTGGCACCTGGTGGCATTGGAGCTGTTAGATTGCCAAACGTACCAGCATTAGCACCTTCTGAGATATAGAAGCTTTCTGGATTGGCCTGAGAAGCTTGTTTGGCTGCCGTGTAATTTGCTATCTGTTCTGGGTTTGGCGCATAGTCCGCCACTGGTGGCGCTGCTGGTAGATTTAGCAAGCTTAACACGCTGTTACCGCTAACCGGAGACTGCCACAGAGCAACGGGTACGTTATTAACATAGACACTTGGGCTATAGTAAACGTCTGCTACACCGGGATCAACTATGTCTGTGGCCTGTACTGTGCCTTCTCTAGGTACATATGGCATGGATCAACCCAGATGTTTCACGAGGTCATCGTGGCCGCCGATGTGCTGACCATCTAACCAAATCTGCGGGACAGTCTTAGCAGCAGGAGCTGCTTCTAACAGTGCTTCGCGAGTGGTCCAAGTTTGGTTTTCCCTGAGCTGTCTGTTGTCCTTGCCATTCACAGCTATGATTTTCTCTTCATAGGTGATGCCCCTGTTGTCAAAAAGTGCCTTGGCTCTGGTGCAGTAAGGACAGTGATCTTTGGTGTAAATGATTGCGTGCATTAGGTTATCCCCTTGATTATTTATTGGTGTGCTTAATGTGGCTTAACGAGCCATCAGCCGCAGTGTGTATCCATACTGTACTATCTGGTATAGGCCAGCCTGCATATTCATAATGCCAAGCCCAGCGTGTAACATATACCACGGTTGGTTCATCTGACCGCACTAGACCTAACCCGCTGTTTATCACAGACTTAGCAAAATATCTGTCGCTCCACAGGCGCTGTCCTGGTTCAACTATCCATGCAGTCATTGCGGGCAATGCTTTGCGCGTTAGGAACCAGCTGTTGGTGTCGATCATGTTCTCACCGTTGCTTTCCACGCGATCGATATACATCTCACGATCATCTTGGCTATGTATCACGCGAGTAGCTATCACACCATCAGCACCGCTCTCGGCTATGATCTTGACCATGAGCTCCACATGATTAGGCTTGAGATAGCAATCAGCATCTATGAAGCCAACAGCATCGTAGCCTTGGCTGAATGCGCTTAGCGCAGCCAGTGATCGCGGCGTTGCACCGGCATCTGCATGTGCTAGAGGCAGCTTGTAGTGATCCACATCTAACTTGTCTACCATGGGATGAGGTTGACCATCACTTACCATCAAGTGGCGAACATCAGGATAGGTCTGGGCCATCACGCTGTTGTGACATCTGCGGAGAGTTGTAACATCTTCGTTATGATAGGGCGTGATTATTGCAACACGCATCAGAGACTGAAACCTTTGAAGCTGTCAGTGCCAACGTCTTGCTTGGTACCACCGCTCACATAGCTACTGATCTCTGTTTCTTGCGGAGCCACTTGGACTTCTCCACCAGCAATCCACTTTTGTGTCCAAGGTAGAGGATTACTGCCTCCCTTGTACTTGCTGGGCAATCCCACGGCAGTCATGCGCTTGTTGGCAATCCATTCCACATAATCACCTAGCAGCTGATTGTTCAGTCCGATCATGCTGCCATCCTTGAACAGATATTCTGCCCAGCGTTTCTCTTGATCCACAGCATCCTCAAACATCTTCACTGCTTCCGCTTGGCATTCTAATTCAATCTTGGCATAATCTGGATCATCTTTGGGCAGTATCTTCAGCAGCGTCTGCGTGCTGGCCAAGTGAAGGTTCTCGTCGCGTGCGATAAACTTGATGATCTTGGCATTGCCTTCCATCTTCTTGACTTCAGCAAACGCCCAGCTGCAGGCAAAGCTCACGTAGAAGCGCACGCCTTCGAGAATGTTCACGCTCATCATGCATAACCAGATCAGCTGCTTATGGCGATAGGCATCATATCCAGGTCGAGGACCAGGCTGAGCCAGCAGGTTGTTCATGGTAATTAGCTCGTCATAGTACTTGCTAATGTCGCCAGCACAGTCAACGATCTCAGCGATGTCCATAAGCTCGTCAAAGATCTTGCTGGGATTGCTGTAAACATTGCGTATGATGTGGGTATAGCTACGGCTATGGATGGTTTCACTAAACGTCCAAGTGGTGATCCAGTTTTCCAATTCTGGCAAGCTGCAGATAGGACCAAATGCCACGCTTGGCGCACGACCTTGCACGCTGTCTAACAGTATCTGTCGCTTGAGATTGCTGGTGAATATGTGCTGTTCGTGCGCAGTGAGATCCTTGAAGTCTTTGGCATCCTTGAAGATATCAACTTCGGTGGGTAACCAGAAAAACGATAATTGTTTTTCTGTGAGCTTGTCTAGCGTCTTGTATTTCATGGTATCATAGCGCTGGATGCTCACACCGCCGTTTGGATCAAGGAACGCTAGGCTTTTGGTGTGGTCTGATCGGTTAGCGACGTCAAAAACGCTCATGATTGTTTCCTCATCTGTATGTGTTAATTATAGAACAGGTAGGTTGTGTTGCCAACCTGCTTAGATGGTGCAGCTCTCACAGTCAGTTTCATCAACTGATGGTAGATCGACCACATCATCTGAAATCATCTTGGTCACATTAAGCTCGCCTTGACCATCGTAGGTCTGAAAATAATAAAGCTGCTTGCCACCGTACTTGTAGAACATCAACAAGTGGCCCAGCATCTCGCTAAGTGGGATCTTATCATCTTGATAATGCTGAGGATTGTAACTCGTATTCACCGATATACCTTGGTCGATGTACTTCTGCAGCACTGCGCATATCTTGAGATAGCCTTCGGGACTGGTCTGATCCCAGAGCAGTTCATACTTGTTCTTCAAGCGGCGGAACTCTGGAACTACCTGCTTGAGCACACCGTGCTTGCTCTGCTTGACGCTGATCAAGCTGCGCGGCGGTTCGATGCCATTGGTGGCATTGGCTATCTGTGCGCTGGTTTCTGCGGGCATCACTGCCATCAGCGTGCTGTTGCGTATGCCAACTATCTGCAGGTCTTCGCGTAGCTCTGCCCAGGGCATGCGTTCAACATGTGGTACCAATTCGTCAATATCACGCTTGCGTGTGTCAATGGGCACGATGCCATTACCATACTTGGTCTCTTCGCTCTTACCGCAAGCACCCTTGGTACGTGCAAGGTCCACTGATGCTTTGATCAGGTAATAGCTCATGGCTTCCATGTATTCATCAACCAACGGCAGTGCTGCAGGATCGCTATAGCTCACGCCATTCTTGGCCAACCAGTAGGCAAAGTTGATGATACCCACGCCCAGAGGACGGCGGTTCATGGTGCTACGATAAGCCGCTTTCACAGGATAGGTTTGGTAATCAAGAAGATTGTCCAGCGCCATGACAGCTAGCTTACAAGGTTTTTCAAAATCAGCAGGGCTGCGTATGTTGCCCCAGTTGATAGCGCTCAGCGTGCAGAGGCTGATCTCGCCTTCCTCATCATTGAAATCATTCAGAGGCTTGGTAGGCAAATCAATCTCAGCACAGAGATTGCTCTGTTTGATTGGTGCAAGGCTTTCAATGAACGCACCATGTTGGTTGGCATTGTCAACGTTCTGTAGATATATGCGGCCTGTGTCTTTGCGTTCCTGCATGAAGCTGCTGAACAGATCGATAGCTTTGACTGTCTTCTTGCGCAGCTTCTTGTTCTTTTCAGCAGCTTCATATAGCAAACGGAACCGGTCTTGATCAGCAAAGAACGCATCATAGAGACCATGCACATCGCTGGGTGAGAACA